CCAGGCATGTCATATTTCAGACAGTCTTCCGACTATCAGAACTTCTGAACATGGCTTACTAGCCGACGAAGCAATCTGACTTTACGAGGAACGGCTAATTCTCCGTAGAGCCTCTGCACTGGGTTCTCACCCAGGATAACAGCACGCGCTGCTTCTTGCGTGCTGCCTCCAAGTACCTGACCAAGGTACTTATAAGGGCAGTAATCGCTTGATTCTATACGGAAAGGTACAGGGTACCATGCCTTCTCATGCATCAAAGATACACGAGAAGGATCATCATACCTCCCTATTAAGGGAGATTTCCCGCTGACGGTTGGTAACCGACCGAAGTGTCTCTCAAGACACTCGTAATAATACTCTGATAGAGTATACATACCACGAGTTACTAATTCGCGGCAGTGACGCTCGAGTTGCAAAGCTCCAGCATCACCCAGTCGGGCGGACCATCTCCTAGAGGACCGGTTCTTCAACCTGTCCGGAGTTGGCAGATCGGCACTAGTAAGTTTTAACCTTACAGGTGTAACCTCACGACCACCATAGTAATCTCCGCCGCAGGACTCTCGAAAGTTTCCTGTAGCAAAGCTTTTATCTTCATTCACACAAAGTTGTGAGAAGCCGAGGGCTTCACGAGAAAGAGTATACCATAAGGATGGTACAATTAAATCATCCCCGTACACGTATACTTCCTTACTAACTGAATGGTAAGGGATCTGTAGTACACGCGACACGTGTGTGCAAACGGAAAGGTGGATAATGAGGGCCATGGTCGGGAATGTTAAGCCCGACCCCATGCCGGCAAGCTTATTAAGCAAGACCGTCTTTCCGGACGGTAATTCGGCATGCGTCGATCTGGTATTCGCTATAAAATAGCGAACACCCGGCGAGTTACGAAAGACCCTGTTTACCAGGGTATACAAGACGCTATCACTAGCTTCCTTGAGATCTATCGTAGCTCGCGAACCGTCTATAGAAGCCTCTTGAGCGAGGCGCTTGTTAACTTCCTGGTTAGTGAAATTCACACGACCAGCCGTCTCCTGTTGAAGTGTTTTACTTAGAAAATCAAAGTAAGACATCTGAGCACGTAAAAGGTGTAAGGGTTCCTTTGAGATAACTCTTGGACCCCGACTATCCTTCGGAACAAAGAGAACTTTACAGTTTCTTTGCTCACGTACAACAGACACCCGTAATGGGGCAGAAGGATACGGTTTGAAGTAGCCAGAAAAAGCTCGAAACTCAGCGCTACACGTGCCGATGCGTGTGTCAGGCCATAATTTGACCTCACAAAAGGGCTGAACATAACGTTCTGACCCATAAAACGCACCTGCTGTGAAGCGCGGTCTAAAAGACTCCAAAATTTGGTGGGGCAAGGCACGAGAACAACGAGGATAATACTTCTCGAAATTTCGGCGCAATGCATCACACCAAGAAGGGTCCAAGTTAGACAAATTACGAGCATTAAGCTGCTCGCGTTCTATGTAATCCTGTTCAGCCTTTCTCAATTGATGAGGCTGAAAAGAAGTGGCGAGTTTATACATATACTCGCACACAGAACGGATCACACGGAGTGCATCAGCAACAACCTCGGTATCTTTATTAAGAAGGCCTTGGTCGTCAAAGATACGTTTCAGCAAACTTGTGAACAACACAAGAGAGCGGCTTTTCCAAGCAAACTGTGTAGGGCGTAAGTCAAAAGCGGGGTTCTTATGATAGAACCAGCCGCAACTCACACCTTTAAGCACAGCTTTTACAAGCTTAGGCAAAGTGACCGTAGCAAATGAGATACCTTCAAAACGAAGGCGTTTTCTCATATAGCTAACGGATGAATGGTCAAGACCCAAGTCAGTACTTAATGAGATAAGCACCTTCTCGAAGTCTATGGTAACGTGTTTTAATAACACGCTTGTCCGCGACATATGCAGTACCTCGCTCGTTCCCGTTAAAGGAGCGAAGAGGCGCATGGTCAGCTGGCGCCATTTGCGATCTGAGTCAAGACGGCAGGCACAGTGAAAGTGGAGATCTGATCACCGAGCGCATCTGCGTCGGTGATGGTGATTCCTCTTTCTAAAGTGTAAGTCGTTAGACCTGACAGCGTCTGTTTGTAGTTACACCGGCTTCAGTGACCGGGAATTCTTGCAGACGACTGACAGAAAAGACCGTAACAGGAGGCGTGGCCTTCTTATTGTAAGACCCAGGCGAGATTTTCAGCTCGTTCTTAGGTCCGCCAAAAGGGACGCTATCATCAATGTAGCGTCCTTGACCGGCCTCAATAAAAGTTGTGCTTCCGATATTAATGGAACCAAAAGACATATCCGTTCACTCATGGTAGCTTCAGGCTACACCACATAACCTGAAGAGGTTTGAAATCACCTAGAAAGATAGATTAAATTTAATCTTCCTAGGTTTTGCGAACTTCTTGGAGCTCGTAATCTTCGCACGCTCACCTAGAGCGGGTAAAGATGAACGTGGGTTACTTCGTCTTAAGTAAGCTGTATTAAACAGCTCACGAGGACTAGGACATTCCCACGAGGGTAGCTCAGGTCTATGTTTTGCCGGCAATTCTCCAGTGGCTCCTCGAGCGTACACAGATCCCCGATAAGGGGGCCCGGTTAAACCAGGCATCGAAGGGGCATTCGCATGCCACTTCAATTTGTACGTGATGAATCCAGAGAAAAAGATCTCGGGATTGTACCACCCGCGAGGGTGGATAGACTCGAGGTAGTCACCAACTGGAAAGAAATAATCGGCAACAAACGAGAGCGGAATAACATCCCAGACAGTTTTAAGGTCCGGGTGAAATCCTATCTCATCAGCTAAAACGGCGAGAGCATCAGTCGGAGTAAAATCTCCGCCGACTTGCGTGTGCCCGTGCAAACGGACAGAACCTTGAACGGAAAACCGTTCTTGAAAGGTAGCAGTCTCGGTAAACTGTATCACGTTGATAGGGACCGTTTTCTCAACAGTCCTAACTTCGTTAAGCTCCTCTGCAATTCTACCGGATAGATCCTGTAGAGTGTCCTGTAGTGATCTAATGTCACTTATGAACGGCAGAAGGCCCCAATTCGCTTGCCCGTAAGAGATGTCTACGACACCCTCACGCGCAAACTTAGCGATGGCCCCGTCAAGGTCAAAAATGGAAGGAATGAGTTCAAAATTATTATTCTTTTGAAACTCTAACTGGCCAAGATCAAGATGATCCTGGAGCCAGCCATCTGCTAATAAAATAGCAGTACCCCCTCCATCTGTAGAACCGTAATCGAAAACAAACGATGCGCCTGCAGAGTCCACAGAGACAAGACCATTAGCTGATCCATCTAACCTCGAATGCAGAACAGGATGTTCTACAGGAGAGGTCTTTGTGAACGGAACTTCTTTAAAGCCAGAAATGTATTCAACAGTGCGCTCTCCATGATTGATTTCTAAATCTGGAGAACCATCTGTGAATGTGTACAAAGTACGGTAGCCAGGAAGCTTGCGAGACTTGTTGTCTATTTCCATAATACTGACGAAATTTGGGCAGGAGAGGCCAAG